TACCGGTACCAATCTCTGCGCCATTGCGCCGCTCGCTTATTGGGAGTCGCTTTACCCATCCAAGACCGGTGCGAACTGGACCGCAGCGGCCAGCAGTCTGTTTGAACGTCAAGCTGCTGCTGGCATCTACTCACCAGATCGCATCCGCGGCCGTGGTGCATGGTGGGACCAGAAGCAATCCGTATTGCACCTAGGCGACCGGCTTGTATTGACCGATCAAGAGGCATCCATATCCTCCGGCATTGCCGGCAGTCGATACCTCTACCAGCGACTTGGCAGCTTGCGCGGTCCCGGCAAGGCGCTGCCGCTTGCTGATCAAGATGCGTATCTGCTGCTGGAGCTGGCGGGGCGGTTCAAGTGGGAGGTGCCAGCGTCTGGGCTGCTCATTGCTGGATGGGCAGCGCTTGCGCCGATCTGCGGTGCTCTTGACTGGCGACCGCATATCTGGCTCACAGCAGGCGCCGGCTCCGGCAAGTCCGCCATCCTTGATCGCTACATCGCCCCATTACTCGGCGACCTTGCCCTTCATGTCGCCGGCAACACTAGCGAAGCTGGCCTACGGCAGACCCTACGGGCCGATGCATTGCCGGTTGTGTTTGACGAGGCGGAGTCCAACGAGCGCCCGGATCAGCAGCGGATGCAAGCCGTGCTGTCATTAGCACGTGTGGCCAGCAGTGAGTCACGAGCGCAAACCATCAAGGGCAGCGCCGAAGGCGATGCACAGCGCTACACCATCCGCTCAATGTTTCTAATGAGCAGCATTGCTACTGCGCTGAAACAAGGCGCCGATAAATCACGCTTTGCGCAGCTCACCTTGCGCAATCCAAATGAGTTTGCCAAGCAAGCAAGGTTGGATCACTGGGAAGCGCTAGACCGCGATCTTGACCGCTACGTGACTGATCAAGTCGGGCAACGCTTGCAGGCGCGAACCATATCGCTGATTCCTGTTATTCGCCAGTCGGTTAGGGTCTTCACCCGTGCGGCTGCTGAAGCTTTCGATAGCCAGCGGCTCGGCGATCAATACGGCACGTTGCTAGCTGGAGCATGGTCTTTGCAGTCGCGCGAGGTGCCGACACGCGATCAAGCGTTCGCCTTGATTGATCAAAACGAATGGGAATCTTACTCTCAAACCACAGAGGTGCCTGACGAAAAACGATGCCTGCAACGTATCTTGCAGCAGCAAATCCGCGTGGAAGCGGATAAGGTTGTCACTAGAACTATTGGCGAGCTGGTAGAGCGTACCCTTGGCTATTCCAATGACTTGGCGGTAACCAAAGAGCTTGCCGAGGCAACGCTTGGTCGCAATGGGATCAGGGCTGATGACGGTTGCGTGGTGATCAGCAATACCGCAGAAGCCATTGCCGCCATCTTGTCCGATACGCCATGGAGCAACTGCTGGTCGACCGTTTTGGCGCGTTTGCCCGGTGCAACCAAGCCAGGCGTAACACGATTCAAAGGCGTGACAGGAGCCTCAAGAGCAGTGTCCATCCCGATTTCCGAGGCATAGCGTTACGCCTGTTACGGTCGCCGTAACGCTGAGATCCCTTGCGCCGCAAGGGATGTTACGGAAAACCCCGCTTGTTACGCTTCCGGAATACATCCCCCCCTATAGAGAGAGAAGAAATAATCCCTAAGCAACCCTGCTCCTATGTATGTATATGTATCTGGAAAAAGGCGTAACAACGTAACAGGGGTGGCCAAACCCACTGCGCTGCAGTCGATCTTGGATGTTACGGTAGGCGTAACAGGCTGTTACAGGCGTAACATAGGCCCCTAGGGGCCTAATCTGCGCCAGCCACCAAAGCCGAATGCCCGAAATCAAGATCAATGTCACCGCTGACGACCTGGCGCGGTTGAACGCCGAAGCAGCGGCGCATGGCATCCCGCGTGCGCATCTGATCCGGCAGCGTGCTTTGAGCGGTGGGGTTGTTGCAGGATTGACCACGGCGGCTTACCATGCTCTGGTGGCGGACGCCTGCGCCTTCATGCGTGGTGACCTGAACCGCCGTCACGTTGAAACTCTTGTTGCATATGTCATCGCTCATTCACATTCCAGCCAAGCAGCAACCGGTGATCAATCGGCTGCATGAGACCATGACCCAGGCAGTGGCGTACGCCGCAGCCATTGCCGACAACGCCATTGATGACGGCGTACCGCTACCCATGGAGCTTGTGGATAGCTTCGCCGCTGATTACGAACGCATCATCAACAGCCTCGTCACTGCCGCCACCGTCAAATGAAAGCCGTCACCTGCCAAGCCGATCTCGATCACGCGCTGCGCACCATCGCGCCAGCCGTTGGTCATCGCAGCAGCCACCCGATCCTTGACTGCTGCTTGATCCAATCCACTGGTGGTGCCATGACCATCACCGGCTTCAACCTTGACCTCGGCATCACCGTCACCATTCCGGCCGCAGTGGAGACCGATGGCGCTGTAGCGCTGCCGTATCGGCTGCTGGCTGGCCTTGTGAGCCGCTTTGACGGTGATGAGGCTCTGACCCTCGCAGATGGCGCTCTAACCGCTTCTGCGGGCTCCTACGGGCTTGCTGCGGCTGATGCGGCGGATTACCCCGCGCTGCCGGTTGTAGACGCCGCTACCAGCGAGCTGCACCTATCCGCCGGCATCCGCGCCTGCATGGCAGCTGCCAGCACCGACGCCAGCAAGCAGATGCTTCAGGGCATCCACCTCGGCAACGGCCACATGGAGGCCACTGACGGGCATCGCTTGATGCGTTATGCCATTGACCTGCCAGATGGCCTAGACCTTGTGCTGCCCGCCAGCACCATGCGCCTGCTGCAAGATCGCGTGGTCACCATCGCCGTTGCCAAAGGGCAAGCCGTGATTGACGCAGGTGACGGAGTCATGGTGTACTCGCGCATCATGGATGGCACTTACCCAGACGTGGCCAAGCTGGTGCCCGCTGAATTCAAAAGCACCATCACCGCCGACCGTCGCCGCTTGACCCGCGCCTTGGAGCGTGTCGCCATCATTGCCGATGCGCACAACTCCGTGGTGAAGCTGGAAGCTGTAGGTGGCACCATCGCCATCACTGCCGAATCAGACGCCAACAACGGCAAGGAGTTGCTCAAGGTGGAAGGCACCGCCAATGGCGCATGGGCGTTTAACGTCCACTACCTGCTAGACGGCATCAAGGCGTTTAAGCCCGCAGAAGCCATCACGCTGCACGCCAATACGGCAACCACCCCGGTGGTACTGACACCTAGTGGCGTGGACGGTGTAACTTATCTGGTAATGCCTGTGCAAGTCCGCAGCTAATACGTGGCAAAGAAGAGCACCAACGTCGAGATTGATGAGCGGGTAAACACCGTTTACGATCTCCTGTTGCGCGCTCACAGCAGGACACAAATCCTGCGATACGCGGCGGAGACATGGGGATGCGGCGAGCGCACCGCAGAGACTTACATGTCTCGCGCTCGCCAACTCATGGCGTTGGATGCAGAGCTAGAGCGTCCGCAGTGGCTAGCTGCTGCTGTCGCTCGCTTGCAAGATTACGAACGCGAAGCACGCGCTAAGGGGAACCTCAGCATTGCAATCAAGGCCTTAGAAGATCAGGCCAAGCTGCTGCGGTTTGAGATGTCATGAGCTTGCTTGCCGGCATTTGCCAACCCGGCAGCCTGCTTGGGTTCATGGATGTCGCAACGCAAGAGGACACGGGCGATCTGCTGCAACGCATCCGCGCTGACCTGCACCCTGGGCAGCTTGCGTTTGTGGATGACAGCGACACGCAGATCCTTGGCATCAGCGCTGGCTATGGCGCCGGTAAGACCCGTGCGCTGTGCGCTAAGGCGGTGATGCTGGCCGCGGCCAATCAGGGCTTCATCGGTGCAGTAATGGAGCCGACTGGCCCATTGATCCGTGACATCTGGCAGAACGACTTCGAGAACTTCCTGGAGGCGTATGAAATCCCATACACCTTCAGGGCGAGCCCGTTGCCTGAGTACATGCTGCACCTGCCAGGCGGTGATACCAAGATTCTGTGCCGCAGCTTCGAGAACTGGTCGCGCATCATCGGCTTGAACCTTGCCTGGGTGCTTGCCGATGAGATCGACACGGTGACGCCCAGCATTGCCAACAAGGCATTCCCCAAGATCCTTGGCCGATTGCGGTCCGGCAACGTGCGGCAGTTTGGCGCTGCATCCACACCTGAGGGCTTCCGCTGGATGTGGAACACCTTCGGCAGTGAGGATGCCAAAGGGCGTGCGGATCGCAAGCTCATCAAGATGCGGTCAGCAGATAACCCGCATCTGCCGCCGGACTTTATCGAGCGGCTAGAGGCCAACTACGACCCAAACCTGCTGCGGGCGTACTTGGATGGAGAGTTCGTTAACCTCACCACTGGCACCATCTACGACCGCTTCAGCCGCAACAAGCACGTGGTGGCTGATCTGCCAGACCTAGACCGCGAGCCGTTGCGTATTGGCGTTGATTTCAACGTTGGCAACATGTCCGCCGTGATTGGCGTCCGCACTGGCAGCAGCCTGCTAGTGATTGATGAGATCAGCGGCGCCCATGACACCGATGCATTGGCGCAAGAGATCCAAGCGCGTTATCCGCAGCGGCGTATCTACATCTACCCAGATGCCAGCGGCGGCAACCGCAGCACCAACGCAAGCCAGACCGATATCCAAATCCTGGAGTCCTACGGCATGTCAAACCAGTCACCACGGGCAAATCCTCCCGTCCGTGATCGCGTGGCTGCTGTTCAGGCTTTGCTGGAAAACGGCAAGGGTCAGGTCAGGCTCACCATCCACCAGCGCTGCAAGCGGCTGATCGAATGCCTGGAGCTGCAGTGCTACACCGACAAGGGCGATCCCGATAAGGATGCCGGCCATGATCACATGAACGATGCGCTCGGCTACTTGGTCTGGCGTGAGTTCAACCCATTACACGCAGGTGCTGGGCGATCTACAGGCATCAGGCTATATTGATTCCGCCAATCATTAACTCTACCCATGCTCAAGGGTGCTGAACTACTCGCCAAGGTCAAAGAACTGGGCAATGCTCCTAAGTCCGAACTGGTGCGCGCTTGCGGCTACGTGATTAAGGATCGCGTGGCATTCACGCAGTTCTATGAAGCGCTGCTGGAAGCCAAAGGCGTTGACCTAGGTAGCAAGACAGCAAAGCGTGGCCGCGGCCTGACCTACAAGGCAAAGGTGCAATTCAACGGCAAGCTGCAAATCGGTGATGGCTACCTGCGCGAGATGGGATACGAGCCCGGCGCTGAGTTTGACATCAAGATTGGCCGCAATAGCATCACGCTGACTGCTGCTTAAACTGCATTCATGACTGCGGCGCTGTAATGGTCTATTCCGGCTATAAC